GGTCTTGAACTTTAGGAATTATGCCAGAGATTAAACCATCGATACAATAAAGAATGGCTGTTAAATCCTTCAATTCTTCTTGCAAAGTTATAGAACGATTCATGACCTGAATCATTTTATCGTTATTGCGAGGGTCAATAAAAGAAACCGTCCACTGTAAATCTCTGTCTAAAGATTGAACAGTAGTATCCCAAACTTCAACAGTAAAGTTGGACATTTTGTGAAAATTAAGAGTAAATTCCACTAATTCTTTAGCATCAAAAATGTCGATTTCTTTCTCTTTAAATGGGTCACAAAGTTTGGAAGTTGAAAAATGAGAACTAAGGATGGAAACGATTTCACCATTAACAAAATTGGCAACTTTATTAGTACGGTTAACATATTTAAAGTAGTTATTACGGCGTAAACTGATAAGTTGTTCGCCATCAGCAAAGGGTTTATTAGCGATACCTTTTATCGAACGAATAAGTTCGTTATAATGACAAACTTTATCGTTTTTATGAGCTAATATTTTGAACTCAATATTTTCTGAAACTACAGTATTTTTTAGCTTTTCATACCATTCATTAGCAGAAATAAGTTCAACATTGTGCAAATCAGAGTCTAAAACCAATTGTTTATCAATAATAGACTTTAACGTTGGCTTTTGGGAGTCATGGACATTAATGAGTTTCCGAAGATGTTCAGCAATTTTAAGAACACCAGCATCATAACGCATGACTTGTTCTAAAATAGAACTGCTACCGCAATTAAAAACATTACTAGCTTTTTGACCAGGTGGGGGTAGTTGACAAGAATCACCAACCCAAAGAATTTTAGCTTTGATTTGGGACGCTTTTTCCCTTAAACGACACTCCATATCCTTAGAAAGAATAGAAACTTCATCAACGATAATTAACTGGTAATGGTTAGTGTCAAATTTAGAGTTACCGGTATCTAAAGTAGATTTTTCGGAGTCTCTGGTAACTCGGACACCTTTCATTTTGTACTGCCCACCTTTTTCTTGAATCACAAGTCCTAAAATGGCATGAATAGTATAAACATCTGCTTTAAATGTCAACTTTTCTTTAAGGACAGAAGCCGCTTTATTGGTAGGACATAAAATAGCAATTTTTAGATTAGGGTGTGACTGTATCCAATGAGCGATTAAAGTGGTTTTACCAGTACCAGCCCCTCCAGAAATTAAATGTTCCCCCTTTTTTGAAACCCACCAACGTTCTAAATCTTCGAGAGCTAACTTTTGGTCTTCTGTTAATTGAAGGGGTGTGGTTTCGATAGCTACAGACGTTGACATAATGAAAAACTCCTTGTTGAATGGAAAAAAGCGAATTTTGATTGAAACTCAGTTTAGGAAACGAATGAACGCAGATAAAATTACATTAAGACAGACTACGGACACAACAATTCCAGAATCAAAATTTTCAGGGGTTGAAGTGAATTTAGGTAAAGTAGAATCAATAACATTCACAGATTTTTGGTATTCTGGCTGGTATTTTAGCTCACCTAAACCTTGTATTACCCAGCCGTCTGGGTGAGACGGCATACGGTAGCAGAGGCACTGGGTTTTTTCAACTTGAAAGAAATAGGTCAAAAACGGAGTTAAAGACTGGTCAAGAGGCTTAATATGTTGATACATAGTTTTAGAGGGGGATAGTTTCAGGCTCAAGATTAGTGGACATGAAGGAAAGGCTTTCCGTATAGTTTTAACAATACTTTACGGGCAACAGCTTTGACAACAGGAACAGCAACAGAATTACCAAATTGTTTATAGGCTTGTGTGTCAGACACTACAATTTGAAAAGAATCAGGAAATCCTTGCAATCTTGCCCATTCACGAGGGGTCAAAAAGCGAATGAAACGACTATTTTTTTCAGGGGGATAATTAGAAGGATGATTATTATCTATAATAAGATTGCGCTCTCTCCCCTGACCTCCAACCATTATAGCATTAGAGCAATCCTCTTTGTCAAGTATTTCGTACCCAAAGTTGTTACCCAATTCCAAATGGCGTGATTTGTGAGCCTGTAAACTTTGCCAATAACCTTCGTTTAGGTAGTATTTCAAATCAACGGGTTCCGTCTCTAAAATGAAACGAAGGTGAGGGTTACTGGTTACGGGAGTGGGATAGTTAAACCAGTGATATTTACAAGAAGCTTCGACGCTAGGTTCAAAACCTACAATAAAAACACGAGGGCGATTTTGAGGTACTGAAAAGTTGCGGGCATTCAAGATTTCTGGTTCAGGGACAAAATAGCCCAACTCCTCTCTTAAGCTGGACAAAATAGTTTTTAAAGTTTTTCCCCGTTCAATAGAGACTAAACCTTTAACATTTTCCAAAATAAAGGCTTTAGGTCTTTTAGCCTTTAAAACTTTGACAATATCAAAAAACAGATTACCCCGTTTATCTTGAAATCCTAACCTTTTACCAGCCGTTGAAAAAGGTTGACATGGAAACCCAGCAGTCAGTATATCAAAATCGGGAATAGTTTCAGGGTTTAAATCCCGAATGTCTAAATTATCAAAGGTCTTGTCAAAATTTGCAAAATACGTTTTTTGGCAAAACTTGTCTATTTCCGAACTAAATACACACTCACCACCCAAACTACTTAAAGCAAGACGAAAACCGCCAATTCCCGCAAATAAGTCGATAAACTTGAAACTATTTGAAACCATAAAACCTCTTATTAGCTATTTTAGAAAAATTACTGAACGACCAAATGCTTACCTAAACCTAAATATTCTTCAATTTGTTTTTTGCATTTGGCGTAATTTTGTTGACGGGGAGAAGATAGCTTAAACCAATTGAGGTAGTCTTGCTCACTGTAAGGCAAAACTCTGAATCTGGAGTAATAAGGACTCAATTTCGCCCAAATATAAGGCGTTTTTAAAGGCTTATTACATTCTCGCAAAACTTCGGTTTCAGAGTTAGGTAAACGTTCCCACTGGGTTAAAACAACACTTTTAGAGGGGATTTTAGCAAAATGATTGACTAAACCGTTTACCCCTTTGAACCCTCTGCTTTCTACTTTCTCTTTTAATAAGATACGAGCTATGTCTTCCCATTTTTTAATATTATAACCGTTGGGAAGCTGAAACGCCGCTAAATCCCAAGATAAAGTGACAAAAAGTGGGTTACTAACACTATCACTATTTATTAATCGATGATTAAGGTCAAGATTGAAACAAATCAAATCCCCAAATTTAAGTTTTTTAGAAATAATTTTTCCAGAGACTTTATTCTCTAATTGGAAAATGTGACCATGTGACTCTAATATCCACAAAAGACTATGCTCTTCCCAGTCTCTGTGCCAGTCAACCTCTTTGCAAGATAGAATTGGCAAATTCTTAAAGTCAAAACAATAGATGTCTCCTGATTCAATTTGTGATGCTTCGCTAAGGCCTGACTTATCAAGGGATAATTCTTCGTACAATTCTAGCAAGCTTGGAGTGACTAAATTACCCAAATCTACAAAAACTTTTTTTGACATGACGATTTTTGGATTTTGCTAACTTTTTTCTATTAAAACAGATTTTTTAAAATTTGTCAAGCATTTTACTTACGGTATATCTGTACTAAGTCATTTAAAGCATTTAGGACATATATAGCTTAGTATTCAAAAATCTAAACCAATGTCTAAAAAGCAAAACGAATATCGGAAATTATTTAATAATTGGAAAAAATCAAATGTTGGTAAAACAGGAATTGATTTCCTGAAGAAAAAACAACGGTTCATGTGTCCAAACTGTTTCAATAATTTGAACAATGGGTATCATGTTCATCATTTAATACCTATATCTAAATTAGAAGAGCAAACTAAATCTTTAGCCATTGATTTAAAGAATTTAGTTTTGCTCTGTCCTAGTTGCAATTTGGCACAAGGCAATAAGATTGATACTCGATTTGATGACTAAGACTTGCTAGAATCGAAAAATGTGGTCGTTACAGTGTCTAGATAAGCCATAGACCTTTCGCCGTATTCTTTTTCCAAATCTGTTTTTATCTTTTCAATCATCTCAGAAATCAGAGAAGAATATTCTTCCATAGCCTCTTTTAGACTAACATAAGGTTTCGTGGTAATAACAACATTAGCAAACACGGCAAACTGCTTAGTATCTCCTACGATTTTGGTTTTGACCATAAATTTGAGGATTAGCGTGGCATTGATTGTATTCATCGAAAAATTGGGGGTTGTAGTACGTTTAGCATCTAGAATTTATCTTAGCATGGTTGACCGAAAATCAACCTATTGAGCTACTAAAAATGTACTACTTGGTCTGAAATCAATAAAACTCAATCATATCAAGGGTTTTAACGTTTTAGACTTTGAAAAACACCATTTAAAAATCAATAAAACTCAGTCAGGGTATGGCTTAGACCCGTTTGTACTATGTAGTAGGGGGGATAACTTTATTTTTTTTTATCCCCCCCCCCCTTAATCATCGCAGTTTAGGTTCCAAAATTAAACACAGCTTTTCTCTTCCTTTCAGAGCGGGTTCATAACACTACCTTTCCTTTCTTTTCAGAGCGGGTTCAAAATCCAGCCTTTTCTCACACTTCAGAGCGAGTCATGATACTTTTACCATTAAACGAATTTGTAATGGTCTGAGAGGCAAAAAATGGGTAAATGGTTAAATGTGGGCTAAATATCTAAAATATATATATTTAATTTTTGAAAGGTTGATTTGTGAATACCCTAGAATTTAATACTCTAGTATCCTATCCCCCATTCTATTTTTGCTATGTATATAGCATAGCATAGGAATAAACAAAATGTCAAGAGGTAGTGGAAAAATATTTTAGGGGTAAAGGGGGGAGTGGAACTTTGTTTTAACGGTAAACTGCGATGATTAATGAGGTGAGGGATAAAAAAAAATAAAGTTATCCCCCCTACTACATAGTACAAACGGGTCTAAGCTATACTGTACCTGAGTTTTATTGATTTTTAAATGGTGTTTTTCAAAGTCTAAAACGTTAAAACCTTTGGTATGATTGAGTTTTATTGATTTTTAGATGGGTAGTACAGGTTAAAAAGTTGACAAAGCGACAGCGACAGTTTCCGTTATGGGTAATCCCATAGCGAACCACACCTTGTATAGTTTCCGTTATCTGGAATGCGATAACGAAATTTAAGATAAATTTAAGCAAAAAAAAGTCTTCCAATTTAATGTAGGAAGACTAGAGCAACAAGAGTACACAAACAAGTAACCACAACCGTTAAATTTAGATTTATAGCTTTGTTTATATCTTTATAATAACAGATGTGGTGAAAAATGGCAAGTGGTCTAGGATTATTAATTCTTATAGTACACATAAGAAAAACTTATAGTGTAGGTCAAAAAAAAAGCCCTCTAATTTAAAGAAGGCTAAAAATTTTAAATTTAAACTAAATAGCTAAAACCTGAGATAATTTGTCAAATGGTTTTGAAGTTTTGTTTAGTTCAAAAAGTGCCGCCTTTGGGGTGAAGGTTTATCTTAATATATCTAATCCTCGATTTCTGATTCTTTGAGCGAGGTCTTTGTTTAATATTCTTGATTCTTTAACTACAGTAATCTGATTGCTTGGCCAGTATTCTAGCAAGAAATCAACAACCTCAAGAGAAGTTGTGTGTATTTTAGCCTCTTTGCTGTACCTTTCTAATAATCGGTAAAAAAGGTATAGTCCACTAAGGGAGTCTTTTTCAATTACTGAAAATGCTATTTTAATCGATGTACTGCTAAGTGGCCAGTGTTTTAAAAGTTGGCATAGTTTTGTTTCCTCTAGTTGCCTAGTGGTAAAAAAATCCAAAACATTAGATATTACTGGGTAGTTGCTTCTAATCAAGAAGTGAGATAGTAAGATATCAATTGAATCTAAGGAGTCACACATTCCTATAGAAGCAACTGAAACCCCCTCTAGTTTATATCCTGAGATGATTTGTAGCATGGTTTTGAATTTTTGTTTATTCTTTATAGTTATTGAGAGGTTCCCAAAAATAAATCTCTCCTATTGATTTATTGTTTTTAAGTATTAGCTTCCGCCAACAGTAGAAGCTATAAAAAAAGTTATCCCACCCACAGGGAACATCAACAAAGATACTATCTAAAATGATAAGTAAAAACTTTTCGATAAGATTGCGTATTGTTAAGATTAAAGAGCGTGGGTTTATTTTTATTTCTTTTAGTTCTGCTTTGGTTAGTTTTTTTTTAGAAATTGATTAATCTTTTTAGCTAGTAGTGTTTGATTCATCGAAAAAATTATTGCTTTGTTTATATCTTTATAATAACAGATGTGATTGAAAGTTGCAACTGACCTAGAATTAATAATTCTTATAATACGCATAAGAAAAACTTATAGTGTAGGTCATAAAAAGCCCTCTAATTTAAAGAATGCTAAAAATTAAAAATTCAAACTAACTAGCTAAAAAAAGCTCTGATGGCATCAATAACTTCAGGGTCATCTTCAGGATAGCAAGCAACACTTCGTTGCTGTCCATTAACCAATCGTTCTTCCTGTTGAGCAAGATGTCCACAAGATTTTTTGACAAACTTGCCTAATAAAGAACGATTTTTAAGGTCGACAGCCAAACCCAAAGATTCAGCAATCTCTGCAACGCCTTTGAGTTTAACTCCTGTTAAGCTATTACTGGCTGGCATAACTTCTGAAATTGCTAAATCGATTAGAAATTGTGCCAATCGAGGATTGTTGTCAGAAAGGTTGTTTTGGATTTTAACAATCGATTCCGAAATTTCTTCAGCGAGTTTGTGAGCGGGAAGTCGCAATTGGGTAGTTTGAGGTTGAGAATGAACCGAATAGCTACCAGTTTTGCGGATTTGAATGAGAACTTCAATGACCCAATCTTGGAAACGTTCGGCGGCTTCTGTTTTACTACCGAAGATGAGTTGGTAGATACCCGGTTCTTCTAAAACGGTAACATCACGAAGCTTTCCATCAACTGTCTGGGCTTTACAGAGAGTTTTATTTTTTTCCTTAACCAATCGATAAACGGCATCAGCAGGATTTTTATAACCTAAAGCAGACGCTACATCATTAGCCACTGCTTTGCCATCGATAAAACGAACTTCGTGGGTATCAAATTGAAACAATTGAATCGCATTATCAGTCATAACTATCTACCGCTAGTTTTAAAGGATAAATCTAGTATAGCAAAAAGAAAGAAAAATGTCAACTCTTTTTTAAGATAATTTTAAACAAAAAAAAAGTCTTCCAATTTATCGTAGGAAGACTGGTAGAGATAAGTTATGACAGATATTCAATTCAATAATCTAAGTATAGCAAACACGGCGAAAAATGGCAAGTGGTCTAGGATTATTAATTCTTAAAGCAACTTCTACGATTGCCGTTGTTCCCATCAAGCTCCGTTCTCCTGATACATTTGTACTAAGTATCTGGGATTCTAGTGAGGTTTCCAAAGCTTTGAAAAACTCAATTGTTTGGAGATTGAATTTCCAATCTTGGCAAGGGTGTAAACAGTAGTTACGCTCTTTTCGTAGTCTTTGAGCCGTAGTTGAACCTGATACGAATACTGTGCGTATCAGCTTTTCGTAGTCTTTTAGCCGTAGTTGAACCAGATACGAATACTGTACTATTTAACCAAAATCAATAAAACTCAATCATATCAAGGGTTTTAACATTTTAGGGTTAAAAAAGCACCATTTAAAAATCAATAAAACTCAGTCAGGGTATGGCTTAGACCTGTTTGTACTATGTAGTAGGGTGGATAACTTTATTTTTTTTGTCCTTTGCCCTTTTAATCATCGCAGTTTACCTTTAAAACAAAGTTCCACCCCTCCCCCTTTACCCCTAAAATATTTTTCCACTATTTCTTGACATTTTGTTTATTACCATGCTATGCTAGATACATAGCAAAAATAGAATGGGGGATAGGATACTAGAGTATGTAATTCTAGGGTATTCACAAATCAACCTATCAAAAATTAAATATATATTTTAAATATTTAGCCCACATTTACCCATTTACCCATTTACCCATTTTTTGCCTCTCAGACCATTACAAAATCGTTTAATGGTAAAAGTATCATGACCCGCTCTAAACTGCAAGGAGTGGGTGGATTTGAATGTCTGTAGTATACGAAAAAGTCTAAACCCCGCTCTGTTAAAGCAAAAACACTCTATATATTATAGGTTTCTTAGTACCTAAACTGCGATGATTAAAAGGGCAAAGGACAAAAAAAATAAAGTTATCCCCCCCACTACATAGTACAAACAGGTCAAAGCCATACCCTGACTGAGTTTTATTGATTTTTTAATGTTGCCTTTTTAACTCTAAAACGCTAAAACCCTTGATATGATTGAGTTTTATTGATTTTGGTTAAATAGTACAGTAGGTACGCTCAAGTTAAAAATAAAAGAAAAAAGGAAAAAAGAAATGGAAACGATAAAACAAAACATATTAATAAGACAAGGAGCAAATTTTAAAGGAAAGTCATTATTATTGTCTGGGGATTATAGTGGGTGGGAAATTAAATGGCAAATAAGAAAAAGATATAAAGGGGTATTATTAGCAGAAGGAGAAGTGGAAGTAGTATTTGATGACTTTGTAATAGGGGAAAACACATACGAAAATCACACATTAATAACACCAGTGCTTGAACATTTAGTATCCCAAACAATACCGCCGGCATTAGGAGATAAAATAGGACAAAATGCGTGGGTTTATGACTTAAAAATGAAATCGCCAGATGGAAGTACAGTGTATAAAATATTTGAAGGTTTAGTGAATGTCACTCCAGAAGTGACAGTATTTGAAGATAATGATGAAGATAATGAGGAGGGTAATGAAAATGGCAATTGAGATAATGGGGGAAATATTAGCCTCAGAGGTAGAAAATATAATATATATTGTTAATACAGAGGGGGTAATTGTGCAAACAGTTACAAGTTTGCAAGACATATTTTATGTTTCAGACCCTGAGTTAATTGGACAAACAATACCAAGTTCTAATGAGATAATTTATTATCCAAACCCAATAGAAACTTAAGAAAAGTTTAAACTAAAAGTTTTTTTTTTGCTGACACAAATAATAATAATGTGCCAGCAAAAAAGAGCAAAAGTTAAACAAGTGGTGGATTGAAAGTTGATGAGGCAAAATTGCCAACAGCTAATCCCATGTTGAAAGAATCAACAGTAGCTTCTCGAACGTGAACCCCGCCATAGATACGGCTTAGTGCATTTTCCAGACCAGCCTCATAAAAGCTATCAAAATTACGAACGACACCGGGAAGTTCTTGAGAGACAGCATTAAACACATAGTTCTCTCCAAAATAGTGAGTCATCACACCAGCAAATGCACCACCCATAGCGGAATGACCCGACATATAATCAGGGAAAGGAGGAGAATTAACACCCATTAAGTCAGATAACAAAGGTTTCCAATTGGGGTCGCTGACAGTAGAAGCTATCCCGTCGTTAGCGGAAAATCCGCCAGCAATTATGTCATCGGGGCGAGGTTGGAGTTCAGTGTATTTCTCTTTCCAAGCGACGATTACCGCATCTGCCTGTGCGGTATTTAAAGCGGCGAATAGGCTTCTGTTTGGTCTGCATTGCGTAAATTGGTAGTGACAGCAGTGTTTTGCAATCCACCGTAGAGCCGGACTTCTTCAATTTCTTGGGCATACAATGCACCCTGATCATTAGGATTGTCGAGACGGCCATTAAGAATCACATCAAGTTGTTTTTGCGAGACAAACTGGTTAATGTTGCCAATTGTCCAAGGAGTTACCTTACCCCAGTTCGCACCGACTGCTACCCCAGCAGTGGCTCCATCTACTTCTGGCTTCCAAACGTAGTCTCCAGATGGGGGAGTGTAAGTTGTATTGTCGTTAGAACCATCATTAGCTCGTAAATTCATGCTCTGATTGGCTATTAAAATGCCCAAATTAAATCCCTGGTTTTTAGCGGTGGCACTGCCCTGAATCTCCGCCAGAGAATTAGACAATTGCTCTGAGAACAAGCTATTTTGTTTAGGTAATTGAGTGGAGAGAACTCGATAAGCCGCCCCGACTGCCGCCGCCTCCAACGAGGCATTTTTTGGTGCGTTTACATTTACAGCGTAGGAGGGATATAAAGTGTTGAAGGCATTAACCGTATCATAAACGGCAGTAGAAACCAGTGCCATTAAGCCAGAACCTACGGTTGGCGCAACGCCTCGCCCTGCTTTGCCCTCAGCTTGAATCGCATTTAAGGCAATTGCATTCCAGTCGATGACGACATTAGTATTGCGTCCTGATACTAATTTACTGATGACATTATTGGTTTCCAGTTGTTCAGCAATTTGGTTATCTGTATCAACTTCAGCAATGAGAAAGTAAGCTCCCGGAGCGATGACTGAAGTATTGTTTTGATACGGTAAGTTTAGGGTGACTGACTGTCCAGCGTTTAGGTTCAAGTTGGTGCTGACACTGGTGAGTAAGGCATCGTTTTTGTCAATCTGACCGTCAGTAGAAATGTACAGGTTGACAGTAACGGAACCACTGGCGAGTCGTTGTCCTTGATTGGAGACAATTACCTGAGCGGTTCCCTGAGCGTCCATATCAACCGTGTTTGGCAAATCAATTACGCCAAAACTGATTTTTAAATCAGGTATAAACTGAAGGATTGATGGCAAATTAATCATAAAAAACCTCTATTGAGAATATACAAATTCATTATAGCACAAGAAAAATTAAAAGCCTAAAACTTAAGTCTAAATTTAATATTTTCTTTTTATCTATAATTTGAGCGGGGTGGTTAGGACAATCAATCGCTGAAACCGTTGACCGATAAGAGTTTGAAAATTGAAAGCGTCCTAACTAACTCGTTCTATGCCATAGTATTAGGACTATTTCAGTTTAATAGCGGGAGCAGGATTTGAACCTACGACCTTCAGGTTATGAGCCTGACGAGCTACCAGACTGCTCTATCCCACGTTGCTTTATTTAGTATAAAACTAAATTTTGGTAAATGCCGTATTTATAATTTGAGCGAAAAAAAAGCCTTCTTAATTTCTAGGAAGACTAGCTTGAATCAACTATCCTATGTTCAATCTTTTTGTTTTAGCAAGAAATTGTTGCTGATAACTTTAAAACTGGTGTAGGAATTTTCAAAGTTTCTGAGAACCAGACCCTCACGAGTAGTATTAGGATTAACAAGGGAGTGACCGGAGGAAAAAGCGATTAAAGTATCAAGGGAAGAAGGTAGAAAAAAGTCACGAAATAGTAGAGGAACTGTATCAAGTCCAGCATTGGACAAAAGGGAGAGGTTAGAAGAGGAAAAAATGTCTAATCTTTTTTGATTGTCAAGGTTAATCAAATTGAAAACATAAAGCCGATAGTTTGGAAGTTTGTAAGGATTGCCTTGAATTTTACCCCCAACAATTTCGCCTTGAATAGCGGAGGGGAAGGGTAAAGATTTTAGGAAATCACCAATTTTATACTGGTGGAAAATTTGCCAATAAATGTTGCTAGAGGATTCCTTTAATTCCCAGTTTCGAGAGCAGACACCAAAAGTATCGTTGTAGTAGAAAGCAGTAAAGCTAGTGCCGTCTAGTTTTTCGGTAACATTGAAGGATTTTTGACAAAGTAATGGGTATAGTTCACTCAAATTTTGAATGCGTTCTTCGTTAGTTTTAGGGACAAAAGAGGGAAAATAGTCTAAAACATCACCACTTCGATAAGCAGAGACATCGTGTTCCCATTTTTTGACACCTAAGAAATTAGTGAGGTCTGTACCAAGTTTAAAGGACTTAGAAATGGAGAAAAAGTGAGATAAAGGCAAAACTAGACCCTGACTTAATTGTTTTCTCAGCTTAACGGTTCTGATACGAAAACCTGTTTCACCAGTGTCTAAGGTTGCGAAACAAGACTTCCGCAAAAACTCAAATTCTGGTAGTTCAGGTAGAAAAGAATCAATTTCAAAAAAAACACAAAGGCTACCAATTTCAAATTCACCTTTTCTGACTACGACTTTCCAACCACGGACAGTAGCCACTTCAATATTGTCAGCACCGGGAATAGGTTGAAGGTCTTTGATGACTTCTAAGGTTGCAAGTTTACGTTCCATAAGTTTTTAGGAGGGGAGAGGGGGAGTTAAAAATCCAAAGTGCAAGAAATCAAGCCAGAGAGATGGGGACAGGGTTCAAAATCGGGAAAAAACCAAGTTGAAAAAGATTTTGAGTTAGCCCATTCCCTGATATATTTTTGAAGGAAAAGCTTCAGATAGCAAATCCGAAATGTTATGTCCATCATAAAAATAGGAACCCCAAGAGTCTGTTTCAAGATAAGAAGACCATTTGTTAAGATTAGGAGTCTTATAGAAAAAGGAAGTTTGGGAAACCTGATTCAAATGGTCTTGCCAAGTGTCAATCAAAGAGGGGAGAGAATTACCCTGATTGAGATTGTGTGCAAAATGAGAAAATAAACCTTCGAGAGGGCAAGGAAGATTAAATTTTGACTGAGAAAAAGAAATAACAGAGTTGAAACATTGGAGATAAAAAAGAGAAAGTGAAGACCAAAGAGATAAAGAATGGTCAAGATAGGCAGAACGAGAGAGAGAAAGTTCAGAGTTGAAAAGTTTCCAAAAGGGGGAATAAGAGAGCAAATCAAAAGACTGAGTAGCCTGATAACAAGAGTCGTATTGATTCAGAAAAAAGATAGAGTATTTAAGAGAATAGTCAAGTTGGGAGACTATTTTCTGGGATAAAGCCATTGTTTCAACCTTTAAAAAAGAGTTAGGGGAAGAATTGGGAGCCTTATTAGAAAAAGGAAGGTTTTTGAGACTGGTCAAATTACTACCCAAAGCGAGGAGAATAGCTTTATTAAGACCTTGAGCAGAAGTAGCGTTAGATTTGGGAGGATTGAAGAGAGGAAGAAGGGATTTTAAAAGATTGTAGATTTGGAGATGATGAGAGCAAGTATAACCAACAGGAAGGACATTGGTTAAGACAAAAAGTTCAAATTCTTTATGAACTTTAATGAAAGAGGATTTGTCGGTAATTTCCGATTGAATAGCAGAAAGGGACAAGTTATCAAAATCTCGCAACATAAAAGATTTAGCTGTGACTTTTTTACCATAGCCTCTGGGACGCATAAAAACCTCCGTACCTATCGAGATTGGACTTGTCTTTTAGCCTTTTGAACTAATTCAAAGAGGGCTGGTTGTTCATAAAAAAGATGAGAAGTTAAGTCAACAAAAAAGGAATCATGAGCAGAAGCTAAGGAATAAGATTCCATAATGATAGGTAAATCTTTACGAAGTTCAAACCCTTTAGAAGAAGTAAAAAAATTTAAACTAATTTCTACCATTTTAGCAGGAGGGTAATAAAGATTTTCAGCCTCAAGACATTTCAAAATAGCTTGAGGGATACAAGTGCCGTTAACCTCTAAAAACACGGAATAAGGATGCCATTTAGGAGAGTTATTAGAGTGATAATCAGCCTCTAGAAAAGTGCGTAAGGGTTCAAATTCAGGGGAATAAAAAGCTTGATGAGCCTTTAAAAAGTGAATAAGAAAATTAACGTCAAAAACAGGAGGGGGTAAAGATGGTTTCTTTTCGACGTTATAAGTGAAAAGAATGAGACAAAACCGCCAAAAGTAAACTAAAGCTTGAGTAGAATTAGTCATAGTTTGGATTCGGAAATTGCGTTCTAAGTCTTCGACAGTCTTATAAAGAGAACAAGGCTTAGTCTTTTTCAAAGTAGGAGCTATAGAGCGGAGAAGATGTTTATAAGTATCTTCATCAATATCTGGAAATTTCTCAGGTTGAAAAAGAGGAATTTCCTCAGTATAGCCCACAACAGACAAAAATTCTTGAACACAAAGGTAAATCAACCAATAAATGAGAGACTCATAAGAAACATTGTACTTATCAGCAATAAATTGCCAATGTCGATGAAGGTTAAAAGGACAAGTTTCGTCAACCTGATAAGGTAAAGATTTGTCTTTACAAAGTTCAGCCTTAGTTTTAATTTCTAAGATTTTGATTCTGTCTTGAATACCAGAGTCAGCGTTATAAAAATCACGAAGATTGAAAGAATTGCTACTGGCAATAATTACGGTTTGGGATTGGGTGTTAACAGCACTTTCACCCTTATTTTCAGTTTTGAGAACATTGTTAGAAACAATCTGTTTAATTTTGCCAGAAGAAATAATACGACGTTGGGTTTCTTTGGTTAAGTCATCGATAAACGTAAAATGACTGCTGGCAATTTCAGCCCAACCAAAACGACCGCTAGACTCAGAAATGGTAGTAGTTTCAAAGCCTAAAGATTGAATAGCTTCGGATATAGCGTCTAAAAAGGTTGATTTGCCTAAACGAGGTTCGCCAGTAATTATACCCATATAACGGGCTTTATGTTCAACGACAATACCCTCAACGGATTTTGTACCTCCACGCCCCACAAAAATCCGCCCAATGATGTACTGAAGCATTTTAGATTCAGCAGAGGGAAAAAGGTATAAAAGGTCGCCAATAGAAATGGAATCAAAACGTGAGTCAAACCAAGACTTTTGGGGGACAACATATAAACCACCATCGCCTCCTGTAAGACTGATTAAGTTATCAGACTTTTGACGGGAATTAAACTTTTCAGCATCAAGAAAAAGGGACGCAAGATTAAAAATGGCTTTTCGTTTATCACCACCCAACTCTACCATAGGTTTCCAAAAATCACCAACTGATTTACCACATTGAGAACGAATAGCACAATAAGCATTAGACAATAAAGGTAAATCATCACCAAGGCTAATTCTTTTACGCCATTTGAAATTTTTTGGAGGGTTAACATCGGTAATTGTTTTACCATCTTTAGAAATCAGGGTGAAAGGCGTATCGACATAAACCCTGTGTCCAACACAGTCAGGGTTAGAATGGGGAATGAAAGTATAACCTAAAGAACTTAATACCCGAATACCTTCTGCATATTTATCATAGTCACTAAGATAGTTATCCCCTAAATCTTCTGTATCTTCTGTATCTTCGACATCTTTTAAGAGATTTTGGCTATTATACTCTGGGTGGTTAAATTTGTCCACTTTGTTAGAAGATGCTTTTTTTCTGGGCATGGAAACAAACTCCTTAACTAGATATGTTACACATAATAGCCCATGGTAGAAATTTTGTCAAGTTATTTAAATTTTTGATAAGCATTTGCTAAACGAACGTCATAGGGGGGTTTATGCAAATGGTAACTAGACCCATTATAGGAATAAGCAAACCCTTTCCAATCTTTATTTCTTAAAGTTTTAACTAATGAGTTTTTGATTAGAAATTGACCAAAAGCTTTTAATTGCTCTTTAGGGCTGAACATAGCTTCATAAAAATCTTGTACGTTTTTAAATCCAACAAGAGCATGATTAAAGCCCATAATCTGAAAAGCCCCATAAGAAGCAGATTTTAAAGCGGCTGTTTTATTTAAATCTATAGCAATCTCTAATCTGGAATATTCTTTTTCAGAAGAAGATAAATTTAGACTTGGATTGTATTTTTTGCTGGAAATATTAGGATAATCTTTATCGTATAAATGATTAGTTAGGCTACTAAATATATGAGATTCAAAGCGAATAATAGGTTTCCCATCTTTTTGTACCCAAGAACCAGAAGATTCTACGTCTATAACTGCTTTAACGGTTGCTAATTCAATGACTAAAGATTGGGATAATGCTAAAATGTCAGCTTCTGTGATTGGGCTAACATCCAATTCAGTTTCAGTATCTTTTTCAGGATTGTAACTTGTTAATTTGCTTATAAAAGTTTTACCAATTAATTTTTTATCAAAATTATTAAGGTTTAATAATTTAGCGGCAGACTCAATAGCAGTCTCAGTTCCTTGACCCCAAACTCCGTCAATTTTTAAATGATAAAATCCTTTTTCTTTGAGTAAAGTTTGCAATTCTGCAAGGATTTCAGAATTTGATTTTAGTTGATTAAAAGTAAGCGGCTTGCTAATTTCAGATAGCATTTTAAAAACCCAAGATATACTAATCTTGGGTTTGAGCGTTTTAAGCAGGAAACTATTCCGACTTTTCAACAAATTCTTCGTAGGTATCAAATATAGACACTAGGAGCAAGTTCAGATGGATAACTGCTTCTAATAGACTGGAGCGAGAAGCCAAACGAGAATTGTTACAGTCTAAATTTTTTTCAATGCGACGACGAGTATTGATGATGCTACGGGTCAATAAAGTACATTCGTTTTCTTGCTCTCCATTGTACTCAGAAAAGTCAAAGTTATTAGACATAGAAAAAACAAGGTGGTAAAGGTTTAAAGGGGGGACAAGGAGGGGCAGAGACGAAATCTACCCCTAGAATCGGACTACCAGTCTAGGTTAAAACCATCATCATTGGGATAGTTCTCAACAGGAATTAAAAGAGCGGCATTTACCTTCATGTTACCATTGGCCATTTTTTTCTTGTCCGCAATTCGCAGAGTACAGGGTTTGTCAGGAGAAATAATAGGGTTTCCACGCAAGGTAGTAGCTAAAGCTTTGTTGCTCATGACACGAATACCAGAGTCTAACGAAAGGATGTAAAAACCCCCATTTTCCGACTCTTTAAATTCATAACCGATTACGGTATGAGTAGAATTTTCTTCCATATCACGGAGAGGAATACCACTACCACCACCAGTAGGGGGTTCACATAGAAAAGCACCTAAGTTGTTTTCGGAGTTTTTGAGATACCGTGAAAACGCCCGTTTAAAAGATGCTTCTTGAGATTTCCGCTTCTCTATGTCAGATTCAGAGTAACGAACACTGAATTTTACAGTCAGACCTTCAGGAAACAGTTCTGTTTCTGGCAAGGTAATCTCTATGTCACCGTTGTCTAAAGCAATATCGCAACCTTCGATGGCTTTAAAAGCTAATAAAGGAACAAAAAGTTTAGCTCCCATACGGACAGCGACATTACGCCCTTTCAGCAATAAATCTTCATAAGCTTTGATGGCTTCAGGAGTTTTTGCTTTGATTTTGTCTTCGTCTGAAACAGGGGTGCTATCAACTTCAAATAAGCTAGGATTTGCTTTAGCGTAGGCAGATTCACGAATCTTCTCGTTGGATACGAGGTAAACAGTAGGGCTGTATAAGCGTTTTAAGTTCCCGTTATCTGCTTGTACGGTTAATACTGATTCGTTATCGGCGAAGGTCTCTCCAACGGACTCGAAAATGTATTTAAATTGGGACTTAAGAAGAGTTCCGATTGACGAGTTTGGAAGGTTGACGTAGGATTTATCCCAATTTTTCGAGGAAAGTACGGATTCAAGTTTATCATACGATACGACAGAGTTGTAGGACATAATTGGTAGGTTTTGAGAGAGTTTGGTTGATTTTGAAGTCTGATTTTTGATTTTTGCTAGAATCAGCAAAACTAGCATTATGGACAGTGGTATCCAGTTGATAAAACATTAACATTCGTTAATATATAAGGGTATCAACTCCCTATTTTGGGTTAGTGACCTTAGACTTGAGCGGGGGTAGTGCTGTGTTTAAGCTAGAACCGAGTCGCTTTCTTTGTCTATATTTCTATATTAGCTGGTTTTTTTAGAGTTGTCAACCGTTATAAAAATGTTAACATTCATTAACATTAATTTTTTGCTTCACTGTGGTAAGGACGGCCTAACACCACTCCACAAACTAACACGAGCTAACTGCCCGCTTTACCCTAGTTAAAGGGGGTTTTGACCCGTTATAATTAAGCTTGGTTTTCGCTTAACTAATTTTGTTGGGTCAACCCTAGTATAACAGATGGTAGTTAGGATGTCAAGGGGGTTGAGAAAAAATCTTTTAGACTTTAACCGTAGTAGTAAACCACCGTAAATGTTAATGAATGTTAACAAAGGTGGGTCTAAAACAGAACCCCTTTTTTCAAATATTTTTCAAAAAGTCTGGAACAAAGTCGTAGTACCCCCAGAATGGTACACGGTGTCCAGCATTCAAAAACCATTGATGAGCTTTTTTGATATGCTTTACACTTGAGTTCGGAGTTCCAGCATTTGCTACTTGGACGATTTGGGCTTTAAATTTGTGGATATTGAGCAAATCGTATTGAGGTGGTGGATTTAACAGATTAATCACCTCTAGAGGGCTACCTTTTATCAAATTGTCAGATTTATCGCCTTTTTCAGCCTTAATATCCCAGACTTGAGTAGGGTTAGCAATTTGGGTTTTTTCCCTTTTGAGTGTGTGAGCGATTACCCCTTCCACATTTCTAAAACGAGGTGTCCATTTGTCCATGTTGACCCATTGAACAGTGGTCTCCACCCATGGTTCCTTAATTGCCTCGTCTAAGGAAAAATTCGCATTGAGACAACCATCCTTGACTAATCCCATCCAATCCGAGTCGATAGTGTGAAGAAAGATTAAACGTTTAGGACTTGTGCGAACAAGTGCCGAAGCTATATCATCTGCTTCAAATCTTTCAAATTTAAGGTAATGCAAGGGGGAGTTAGGTGCGTGAATGTAGTCAATACCAGCTTGATTGACATCATACCATTCATCTGTTTTAGTGGGTCTTCCTCCTTTATATTCGGGGAATCCTCGCTCTCTTAAATAATCGTTTCTCCAATAAGGGGAACTGTCGTCGACTACCACCACAGTATGCGGAAAATAAGGTAATCCAGTATAGCCCCTATTTAATTTTAAAGCCCATGCCGCTTTTAACCATGAAAATCTTCAATTGAACAGCCGACTAAATCCTGAGAGTTAGCATTAATAACCGATGATTGTATGCAGAGCCAATAGGAAAGTTTAAGAAACGATTCTAGATTCCAAGATAGATCATAATTACGATATAAGTTTTCAAATTGTTGCGAGTTTTGTGTGATTGTATATCTCAAGAAATCTCGACGCAGAAAGACAATCAATCCGAGATTAGATTGCCGAATTTCTGATAATTTATTCGGCAAATTATCGATTAAAGCTTTTAAAGCTGTTTGTTGAAGGTTATCGTAGGCTAAATCAGGAAAAATATTCTCTAGTCCGTCAATTAAAAATATAATCTTCGAGTTTTTTTGTTTAAGGTATTCATCCAGTTTATTTAGTTGATAATTTTCCTGATTATATCCTAAAACTCTCGAAAATTCTTTAACCCAAAATTTTGCCCAATTAACCTCGTTCCAATCTTGATTAGATAGTGACTGCGTTATTCTGTCTTTTAAATCCGATATGGAAAATTGACAATTATGATTGAGTGCATTATTTACATTTTGTTGTGCTTGCTCAAGAATATTTTTGAATTTACCCTCTAAATTTTGCGATTGCATTAAAGGAAACATTAAACTAAGATTTTTGGAGGGATTTTTTTGATTTTGAGGGTTAATTTTATTTAAAAGATTTTCCCAAGACTGTAGGCGAGATAGCTGAATATAACTAAAGGTTTTTCCCGCCACATTAACACCAATTGAGATAACCACAGGTAGTTTATTTTGAAAATTACTAGCCATGTTTTTTAATGGCTCCGTGGGTAGAGTAGCGAATTTTGTTGATTGTCGATTTGACATAAAATAAGAAGATTACAGGCTCAAGTACACATTTAACGCTTAATAGCTAATATAGCAGATGTGGTTGAAAGATGCTACTGGTTTAATATTAATAATCCTTATACAACACATAAAAAAAACTTATAGCGTAGGTCAAAAAAAAAGCCCTCTAATTTGGTAGAGGGTCAAGTAGAGGGCTTAAGCTATAAGGAGTTACAATTTTATTATAACCGATTAGTTTAAATTTGTCAACAACTTTTTTCTGATTAGGACACACTGGGGAAATTAAGGCTTTTAAAGGTCTATAAAATATCAGGATGAATAAAAGGAATTTTGTGATAATCAAATAATCCAAATTGGTCATCTTTCAAACCAATAACTAAGCCGTTATAGACATCCCATTCGTAGACAGAATCTGGAGTGGCGTTAGGATTTTCAGAAGGGCGTATAGAGAGCAAATCAGTATCTTTAATCAAAATCCACTTATCAGGATTAAGAATATGTTTAGCAGAACCACCACCAAAAGCATACCCAAAAAAGGAATAATTTTGATTGTCGGAGTATTCATTCACATTTAGCCAAAAATCTTCAGAAAGATTATTAACAGCCAACATCAGTGAAGCATTATAAGGGGAGTAGATGGTTAAATCGATATTGTTATTCATCGGGATTTTTTGGTTCTTTAGGCAAAGGTTTTAATTGGTCGTCTAAATTAGGGAAGTTGTCTGATAGAGTCGAGCCATTAAGTCCATTCATTATAGCATTCATCACCATTTTGGGGGTAGCATTAGCAGGAAGTCCCCAAATTCTAGGATTTTTTATAGCAGAGTCAAAGAATTGGCTTGGTGTGTGATTTCTAATATAGTCAGCGTTAAGTCCTTGATTGATAATGAATTTAGTCACCTTATCAATTTCTTTAATCACGTTTTTTGTGTTCTTTATTTTTTCTTGAAGATTTTTAATAGCCTCACTTTGGGAAGAATTTTGGTCTGAAGGTAACAAATCATTTATTGAAGCCGCAGACTGGGTTAAAAAAGCTAATCTTTCTTCTAATTTACTCAAATTATTGACATAGGAAGGTCTGATTCCATTGTTGTAGTAATTATACTTAGCGGAATTAGAGATAATAGCTTTTTCTCTTTCTGAGGGTATTTCTTCAAGTAGAGATATTACTGCTTTTTCAACTTGTTCATAAAGTTCAATACGACGATACAAGTATAAATTATCACGAACCTCATCATGTTTTTCAGACTCTACTTGACCTTTACCAGCTTTTAACTTTCCTGTTTTGAGTCCTTCTTCTAATTCTGTCTGAAGTTTTTTAGAGACGTTTAATTTAGAAGCTAATTCAGAAAGGTTTGATAGTTGAGATTTTTGAATCTCATTATCAGGGTTTATGGTGTAATTTTCGACAGGGTGTAATAAACCATATAAACTGTTTACTCTAGACTTCTCATGATAAGCAATGGGTAAATCCAGATATAACTTAGGCGAGTGGTTCATTTCAGAAATAGCTTTGTCCCAAGAAACAGTTTCTCCAGATTCAGGATTTTTAAACCCAATGATAGTGTTGTCGGTTTTGTCTACAATTAACTCCCAATTATTGCGATAATAACTTAATGGTAAATCTTTAAAAAAAACAGAACCTTTTATTTTTGCGCCTTTTTCCGAGAAATAATCTTTAGAAAAATAAGATATATTACCATTTTCATCATAGTTTACGGTTAAGCCTAACAAATCTTCTTCGGAAATAGCTTTAAGTGAATCTTTACTATTACTACCATAAGCTTTTTCAATGGCAAAATAAGGATTACCATTAACATCAAAAGATGCAAATTGGTTTACATGATGGAGTTGATACCCCTGTTTAATTTTAGTAATAGGGACTTTATAAATATCATCTTTTTCCAAGTTAAAAAGAAAAAGTTGAATTTTTGCCTTATCAACATCATTAGCAATTTCAAAACGTAATTGTTCCCGTAATTGCATTAATTCTAAAATTGGTAATTTTCTTAAAAACGTATCCTTAATTTGGAGTTTATTACTAAGAATAGTTCTATCACCTACGACTTCAGCATTTCTACCAAGTTTTGTAACATACTCAATTAATAGTTTTGTTTCTGTTTCTATTTCTTTTATTATTTCTTTATCAGATTTGGGTACTTTTGCGGATTCGTTAGCAATTAAAGCATTTCGTATAAGTTCTTCTTTTTGAATGTTAATGGAGTCTATAGCTGATTTTAGGAACTGTGCTATTTGCTCTTTGTCAGCAACTTTTTCGACCTTATATGTACCAGCTTCTTTTGCGGCTCTAAAGTTTTTTAGCTTTGAATTTGCAGAATCATAGATAGATTTAATATCTTTAAATAGTTCATTAACTTTATATTCTGGAACAGTGCTTAATTTTGCCGAAGTCGTAGAACTTAAAAAAGAAGCAACTAACCTACTTTCAAAAAATTCTTTGTTTAATGCGTCTACGTCGTTTTGTTTAATTAAAGCCGCTCTAATATCTTTTAAAGAATTGTAAACTTGACCGTCAGCAAAAAGTTCAGGAGCCTTAAAATTCAGAAATCTTCGATATTCATCTAAGAGTTTTTTTCTATTTTCAGCAGTAAGCAGACTAATATTATAAGACAATAAAATTTGTTTTGTTGAAAATTCTCCAAAAGCATCTCTAAATTCTTTAAGATTGTTTAGCATAACAGAAAAGTTTCGCTCACCCGATTTTAGCATAATACCGGCTGGTTTTATTTTACCTCTAGAATCTTTAGGTAAAGCTGTACCTTTGGAACTTAAGGGTTTACTTTTTTGAGTAACTATTTCTTCAATTTTTTCTAAAAGAGGCTTAATTTTTTTAGCAAAAGATATGCGAATCAATTTTGAGTTAGGTTGATTTTTTTTTGCACTTTTGGAATCCTGATTTATAAGATTAGATTTAGACTCCTGATTTTGATTTTTAAGTTGAGATTTTTTATCATTAGCTATCTTTTCATTTATTTGTTGACGATTAAATTTACCATAAGCTTTACTTACGGCTCCCTCAAATGTAAATTTCCCACTAGCATCTCGTTTAACATCAGATTCTTTAAATGTTCTGTATATGTTAAACTTACCAAAAGCTTTTGTGCGATAGGCAATTGACCCTTTAATTTTGGCTTTGGTATTTATTTTTAAGCCTTTAGCCTTTCTATTCCGCCTCATAACCAACCCCCTCTAAAACTTCTTCTGGTGTAGCGTCAATTAATTTACCTAATTCTTTAGCTAATATCATAATTATTTGTTTTGCTTCGTCAGATGAAATATCTTCATTAAAATTAACAGAAGCAAGAATATCTTCAGTTTTTTTATTAGAAAGAGTAGCTAAGGCATTAGCTAGATTTACCACAGTTTCAAAGGGGTCAACAGTTTCTTCAGTTTCTTCAGTTTCTTCAGTTTCTTCAGTTTCAGTTGTAGGTGAGTTTTTACCTTCAGGGTTTTGAATAGCTTGCATTTCAAGCATTTGTTCTTTAATTCTGTCCCATTCTACAGAGGGGTCAAAGCCTAATAATTTTTGAGCAGTAGAAACAGAAACGATTTGGTTTAAGACTAACGACGTAAGTTCTTCTAAACCAAGTTCAGGATGGTCGACTGCTGAGAAGTCTTGTAACGTTTCGTTATGAATAATTTCTTGTTCAAGAATTGAAGCGTTAGGGGTTAAAGCTCGTTGTAGGTCTTCAACCACTAGGCGCATAGCAGTATTGGAAATAGGAGTGTCTAAAGCCTCTAAAAGGGAAATTCTATTTACTTTTGTGTCAACAGTATCTAAAACAAATTCATTAAGACCAGAAACTGAAATTTGAGAAATTTCCTCTTTACTAAAACCCTGAGTTAAAGCAACTAATTTATAACATTCTTCAAGAAAAAACAATAATTGTTCACCGTAAGCGGCAAGAGCTTGTTCTTGACTAATAAAGTCCATACTTTTAGCTACGCCAGATTCTTGCATTGGTCTATCATCACCAGCAGAAATACCATTAGAAAAAATTAAATCTTTAATTCTACTTTCTAGTTTTCCTAGATAGCCAGCAATGGTATTAATAGCCGTACCAGTAGTTTCATTAAAAGTAAATCCTTGTCCAATTAATACTCGATGGTTTCCTGTTTGACCTCTGGCTTCTTCCAAGTCAACCATTTTATCTGCGGATTCTGACATAGGAGTAAATAATCTTTGAATTTGACCAGCAACATTTGCGGTATATGTCAAATTATTATGAACCCTAATATGCTCCAAAACTAAAAATATAGCTTCTTTAGTGACCCAAAGATTTTCAGGAATTTGAATATTTACAACGGGAATAGTGCCTCTTTCATGAGCAACTTGTTTAAATAAAGGAATCATATAAGAACTTGAATTAAACTCCGATTGGACATCGGGTGCAAGTTTTCCAGTATTACTAAGAATCATTGGGCAACGATAGCTAGTAATAAAAGTATCATCGATAAATGTCCATTTCAGAAAATATTGCGTTTCACCTACAGGGCTATAATTGGTTTCTAATTCTCTAATTTTTATCCATTTTAGCTTTCCATCAAGTTCTTGATAGTGAGTAACAGAACGAGGGTCATACAACGCAATATAAGGCATTAAACCTAATTCTTCTTCTTCTTTTTTATTAGTCGGTAAAATGTCTGAATAATCTTTTTCTATTACTGCGTATACTTTTCCATATTTTAAAAGTTTAAAGAAAACATCTTTAATAAAAGCTTTTTCTTTTTGATGATTACCGTTAATAGATTCTCTAAATTTAAACCAAAATTCTTTGCGTTTAGGGCTTTCTGAAAAACCATTAATAGTATGATTAGAGGCAGTCATCCTATTCAATAATTGAGCTAAACATTGCCCTAAAATAGGAACATAAGTGAAGAGTCTTTTACGGTATTTGTAAATTTCAGCATCTTCATCAGGTTTTTTAATTAAATATTTCTCTAAATTATCTTTTAATCTTTGCCCGCCGCCTAACAAGTCGTCAGTCATATTAAAAAGTTCCTGATTTTGTTCAACTTCAGGATGGACAGATTCTAAAATTTCAAATGCTACTTTTTTTGGATATTCCATTTAAAAACCCAACGCTACTAGAGTGTTGGGCGATTTTAGGCTTAAATTAAACCAGCAAATAAAGAGTTAGACTTTGTAACGGGTTTTTCTGGTGTAGTAATGACAGAACCCTCTGGGATAATGTTTTCGATGTTTTTGTGTTCTAAAGTTGCTAACACATATCTTAAAGCATCGCAATTACTGACTAAGACTGCGTTTGAGCCAATTTTGATGAAGTAATTGTGTGACTCCTCGACTTCTATGTTATATACTCGGTTTATTGAGCATTTACCTACACATTCTAGGGCTGGACTTGACCATAGAGTATCTGTTAAATTAGAAATTCCAATAAGTGACTCCCATTGAGATTGGTCAAGATGGTTTAAATGGTTCATAACACTAAGGTTCTCGGCACTTATCAAACCATTATTCGTGTAAAAGGGGTGGTCTGGAGTACAGCGCACAATAGCAGAAGAATTGTAATCTTTAACTTCTATCGTTTCTGCCAATCGGGAACCAGTGAAAGTAATATTTTTTAAACCATTAGAAGACCACACTTTGTCTTTAACTTTCAGGCTTTCTATATTTTGCCATCCTGTTTCTGTTAAAACCTGTGTGCCAGCCACAAAACAAAGATGGTCTTGTTGAGATTCAGCGACTTCTTCTTTAATAAATCCTTCTTTGGATGCCCGATGATATGCTCCCATATCTTCATAAACCCTTCTGCAAGATTCGGCTATCATTAAGCGTTTTTGATAAAGTAAAGTGTTTACAATACCATTACCTTCACTAACACGGTTATAACCCCCCATAAGTTTAGGAATCCCAGACTTTCTCATAGTTAAAATTCGACCGGGTTGTGAAGGGTCAGCAAATGCACGGCTCACATTGTGTTCACTCACAAACTGAAGAGCTTTGTCGTTGTGTACTCGTTGTTCAATGGCAGTATTAGGGTTAGGATTTTCCCAGAAATCAATAATAAAGTAAGTGTTACCCATTTTACCCACCACAACTAAAGCAGGATTGACATCTCCCCAGTCAACACCTAAATATACTTGTTCAAAGTAAGTAGGTAAATTCTCATCAGAAATAATATTGTCAGTAGATAAGGCAGAAAAAATTTGACCATCAAAATTTTCCCAAGAAGCCAAACATTCTTGTCTAAATACTTTTTCTGGTAAAGATTCTTTTATACGTTCAATTTCTTCACGAGGAATAAAGGGGTTGTCATAAATTGTACGATGGAAAGCACCCCAATCTTTGTATTTATCACCATTTTCGTACAAACTGTGAAAAAAAGTTCCATAACCTTTAGGTGTATTATGACTAATAAACCCGTTACTCCAAAAAGAATTTGTGTTAGGTACTGTAAAATCATAAGTCTGATTTTCAGAGTCACTAATTGATTCTATAGTGTCCCAAAAATAGTCATTAAAATTAAACGGTTCATCGGGAGGGTTTAACTTTTGTACTCCTAGGCTACTTGTTTTTTTGTTATCAGACCCAAAACCAATTAATTGACAATAAGTATCAAAATGTGAACCAGTTAGTTCTAATTGAGCCATTTCTGGGTCATGTGGCAATAAAAATACTTTTGCAATTACCCCTAAGTTAGAAAGTAACAATTGAAATTGTTGAGCTAATGTTTTATTACAAGTGAAATGGATAATTTTTGCTACTCTGTTACCTGTAGTACCAATCGAACCAGCAATGTCCATATACCCTTGAATAAAAGAGATAGCCCAAGATTTACGCCCTTGAAACAACCATAATGGTAAGGTTCTTCTTCTCCGACTCACAGTGGACATCCCTATATGCTTTAGTAACTCTACTAAATCGCTATCTACATACGACCAAACATTTCCTACATCTTGTTTAAAAATAGCCCCTAAAATCTTACCACTTTCTAGAAACTCTCTCATTTGTTGAGTAGTAGTTTTTACGGAAATGTAATACTTACCATTTTGTTTTTTGTGGGTTCCTTGAGAAAACCATAGACCAAGAAAATAAGCAAAATCTTTGGTCATGCCTTGATTAGGTTGTAGCCAACCTTTTGTTTTAGGAACATATTGTCTTTTGATTTTGAAACCATCTATAGGGTCTTTAGTACCCCAAATGTCCATACCATGTGCTATAGCCACTGTGTCCCCCTCTTTCAGTTCTTCCATTTTTTTCCAGCCATTTTTTGTCCAAATAGGATGGTTTAAAGAAGCTTCTAAAGTGAATCCAAAAGAAGATGTGATGATTTTGGTATCGGTATATCCATTATTAAAAAAAGAATCTGCTTTATGAAATTCATTATTGAGTCCATAAAGTTCAACATCTTTTAGCGGTTGATACTCTTTTGCACAACTATCCTGATTAAATTCAACAATTTCTGTCATGCCTTGTCTAGGTAAGACAAAGGTGTTAGGAGCCACACAACCTGTCAATAAAGCACATGACCCTTTTGTATCAATTAATGCTGGCATAATAACTTCCGTCCATGCTATAGGTTTAACGTCTTGCATTTCATCTAATCCTGCGAAATAAATTTTTAACCCCCTACAATTGTCCCCATTGTCCTCATTTAAACCCCTTAAAATTATATCTGGTTTGTTTCCTTTAAATGAAATTCGACATTCAGATTTATAAATCCTCTCTATTCCAGGATGCCCCTCTAATAATTTTACTAAAGGATTCCAATGAATTTGTTTGGCTTGTTTTAAAGATGGCATTCCTAATAAAACTACTGGTGGTGATGCTTTATCATACGCCCCTTTATAATTTAGTGCCTTATCAATAATCATTGTTATCATGAGTCTCGATTTACCGTATCTTCGGGAACTCACTAATACTTTAAATCTTTTAGGACTAACAAACACTGTTTGTTGACCTGGGTGCAAATATAACTTTAATGTTTTATCCTTTTTTAACATCCAAAACCCTATTCAAAGTTTATCGAAACTCTCATCAAAAAAAATGGGCGAAACTTTCCTTAACGGTAGTTTCAACACAGATTTGCAAAAACTCCTTGACAAGTAGGACGGCTTTAAGTTATAATTGGTGTATAGTCGCCATAGGGCATTGGGAGACTTTAAACGGACATGGAGACTGGGTAAGACTACTTTGGTTGCATCGGTCAGTGAAGTGTCAAGAATCACCGCTCTTTTAGGACGGTGAGTATGTCAAGCATAATTTAATCTTAGCTAATACAAGATATGCGTCAATCCATTTCCGATGAATTTGTAAATGCTCTAGCTTCTTACTGGGAGTTCACAAGCACTACCGCCGTATATCCTTCAGAAAAATCACTGGAATACGTTACTCTCGGTTTGATTAGTGAAATCAACGAATTTGCTAACGACTCTTTTGCCTTGCTTATTGGTCACCAAGACGGTGCGCTAGAGGTCGAAGAAAGTGTTTTAGACTTAGAACGAACCACGTTGCTTTTAGAACTAGGCGATATACTTTACTATGTGACTCGTTTGTGTATTCACCTCGGTTATCGCTCTGTCAAAATTTTTCTAGTTAATGCTCAAAATTATTTAGAGTCGAAATCTAATAAAAGTCTTGAAGAATCTGATTTTTTCACGACTTATATGGCTCTTAATTTTGCGTCGGGAACATTAGCAGGGCTTATCAAAAAATATGTTCGTGGTGACTCCAATTATCAAGAATTGTCTCTTTTACAGGTTTTTTGTGAATCCTACCTATTCCTTCTGTTCTTGATAATTGACGAACTAGCCTATGACTTGAATAGTGATTTGAAAACTGTCATGGACGATAATACTAATAAGTTGACAAAACGCAAAAATGCGGGTACTATTCAGGGAGACGGTGATTTCCGTTAAGGTTTGTCAACTTATTAAGCTCGGTGAACTGTTGCCAACAAAAGTTGGTAACTTTTTTTTTGATTAAGATGCCAAAGCACTTAATACATGGGGAATTATAGGGTGTCTTACACAGGAACCTTTAGGAAACCAAACAATCCCTACATCTGGAGTATCAAATAATCTATGTGCCGCAACATGAAAAAAGCCTCCGCAATAAAGACTACTTTGGGATGGGTCGCCAATAATAACAAGTTTTGACCCGTGTGATATTCTCGTGATTACACAATTAAAAAGTCTTTGAGTCGCATCTTCTGCTTCATCAAAAATAATAAATGTGTTAGATAATGATGCCCCTTTAAGTTTTCCAATATGTGAAATTTCTAATCTGGTTTTAAACTTTCTAAGCTCATCAGGGGAACAAATTTCAGATAAATTAGTCCAAAGAGGAAGTCCTAAAAAATCAATTTTTTCCTCGTATTCACCGGGTAAAGCCCCAATATCTTGTTCATCTGGTTCATTAACAAATGGTCTGACATAAAGAATAGAATCAATAGGTGAGTCAGGATTATTTATAGCTAAAATAGCCGCATACATGGCTAATAACGTTTTTCCTGTCCCTGCTTCACCAATTCCTAACGTAATGGTATTTTCTCGAATGGACTGTAAGAATTTTGCTTGCGAGTGGTTCTTGGGTTTAAGACCTTTTGCAATGTTGACCATTTGGTAGGTTTTAAATAAAGGATTACTTTTGAAATGGGCGTGGTTACTTTCAGTTCAAAACATCGTCTTCATCATTAGAAGCAAGGTTAGTAGTCGGTAAAAATTGGGGGTAAACATCAACTTCTAAAAAAACTTCTTCTTCCCGTTCTGTCAGAGAATCAACTTTTTCGAGAATCATTCCTAATTGTTTATGTGCTTCTAATGAGGCATTGAGGTTTTTAGCTGTCAAAGTAACAATATCACCTCTGTTAGTGGCTTTTTGTTCTTCATATCCTTCTTTACCCATTATCATTATCTCGGTTAAAAATTTGACTCTAGAGTGTAAAGTTGAAAATTTTAGTTCCCCTAAAAGTATCCCCAATTTTACAGATTCCGCTCCTCCAAATTTATGTTTAAAAAGACGGTCTGGCTCTAATTCTAAAACATCTAAAACAAGTTTTTCGTCTATATTAATGCAATCAAGATTTTTATTTACTCGTCTGGCTATTTCAGCATCTGAATATTGAGGATAACAACCCCTATAATAACAAATAGCCTCTTTTATTAACTCAGGAACTTCTTCAGGATTAGTTAATTTAATTAGTTTAGACATTCCATTTTGAGATACTTAATTTGGCTATTTGTTTTCAAGGTTGGGACTTGTATCCCATTAAATGGCGGTCATCAAATCAGAAGTCCAAGATTTTCCTGTAAACTTTTTAGGTACTTTCGTTTTACGACGGGGGAATCCAGCTTTACCCACTAAATCACGTTGCATTTGTTCTTTAGATTCGGCATCACCCCATCCAGCCCCTAAAGTTACAGCATCGGTCAAATCAAGCACTAACCTAGCACGATGTTTATAGTGTCCTGATATGATTTCTAGAACTTCCCAATGGCGCATTTTTAAAAGTTCTAATCTAGAAATACCAAAACTATAGAATATTGGTAGACAATCGATAAGAGTGTTAACATATCTCACTACTCTTGCTCGATTCTCCCATCCAAAGGGACTTCTAAATCTTCCTCAGCACTTTGTTTTTTGTTGACTGGCTCGACAGTTTGTTTTTCTTCTAAAAGTTGTTGACAATGATTGTATAATGACATCACTGTTTTACTTCTTTTTCGTTTAAATGTCCCAGCCGGTACTCCTAACAATGCTTCAACCATTCGACGGGCAGGTTTATACATTAAAGCTTCTAATTTCGCTTTTTTTACTGAATCTGAAGCACCTACACTTTTTTCAAGTATTAGTTCTCCATCTTCATTTTCAACACCGTAAACAAGAAGCAAAACATCCATAGCTTCTGCTCTAGCTTGAAAATATTCAATATATTCGGCTTCAGATAAATCTTCAGGGGCTGTGATTTTATATTCCGTCCCATCTAGCATTAAAGTACCTAATGGTTCCCCTTCATCTAAAAATTGGGCAATTATAGAAGTCTTAGGCAAAGTTTCGGGCATAATTAAATCAATTCTTTAAGTGGAAAGTCAATCATATTTTGAGCGAAAAAAGCAAAGGACTTAGAAATCTCTAAATTAAACTACTTTTTGACATACTCAAAATTGATTGTACTACTTAGCTCAAAATCAATAAAACTCAATCATATCAAGGGTTTTAACATTTTAGAAATTTAAAAACAACATTTTAAAATCAATAAAACTCAGTCATAGTATGGCTTAGACCCGTTTGTACTATGTAGTAGGGGGGATAACTTTATTTTTTTTATCCCTACCCTCTTTAATTATCGCATTTAAATACTCTCATGCTTTTTTGCCTTCTTCCCTCCCACCCCCTTTACCCCAAAAATATTTTTCCACTACCTCTTGACATTTTGTTTATTCCTATGCTATGCTATATACATATCAAAAAATAGAGTGGTGGATAGGATACTAGGATACTTTAATCCTAGGGTATTCACAAATCAGCCTACCAAAAATTAAATATATATTTTATATAATTAGCCCACATTCACCCATTTACCCATTTTTACCCCTCAGACCATTACAAATTAGTTTAATGGTAAAAGTATCATGACCCGCTCTGAAGTGTGGGAAAAGGCTGATAAACGAAAAAGTCTAAACCCCCACCTTGTCAAAGCAAAAAACAGTTTTGACTCGTTGAGGCTTCCAAATGCTTCAATCTGCTCACTCTAGATTGTATATGTTTTTTAGTATTTAAATGCGATGATTAAAGAGGGTAGGGATAAAAAAAATAAAGTTATCCCCCCTACTACATAGTACAAACAGGTCTAAGCTATACTATGACTGAGTTTTATTGATTTTAAAATGGTGTTTTTTAAAGTGTAAAATGTTAAAACCCTTGATATGATTGAGTTTTATTGATTTTGGTTAAGTAGTACAGTTATCAACTGTTGACAGTTTGGAAAAATTCTGTTAAACTGGGAACAGCTAATCAACCCTCCAAAAAATTTACAATGAATAATCCACAACCAAAACTGCTAAAAGTCTATGTCACCGAATACGCCCTAACATCAGGGGTTTATTTAACTGAAGCCGAAATTTCAGATTGTGGATGTTTAGCAAGCGGAAAAGATCAGGTTGGACGGGACACTATGCACACTCTAGGAAAGTCAG